TGAATATTGCTTTCACAACTTGTGCTCTAGTCATGTCACGAGTGTCTTTACCCTCGGCACTATCTGCTAGTTCTTTAGACGTTGAAAGCATTCCCAATGAGTCTAACACAAACATCATAGGTTTGCGATCCTTTGTGTCCAATGCCAGATATTTGTCTAGTATTTGTAGTGCTTGAGTCCGAAACTCTTGTACAGTTGTTACTGGAACTAGAATCATACGTGTACCATCTATGCCACGTTCATCTATCATATCCTTAGTGATAGCAGCTTCTGATTCAAAGTAAACTACACCAGCATCAGGGTTCTCTTCAAGATAATTTTGTACAACACCCATAGCAAAGAATGTTTTACCTGTGCCACTTTCACCTGCTAATGCAGTAATCTTATTAGAGGGTAACCCTCCATAGATTGAACCACTAACAAGAGCATTAAAAATATATGATCCTGTATCAACAAATGATTCAATGTCACCTACACCGCCTTCCGATAGAAGACCTGCGTATTCATTGTCAATCTCTTTGACAATTCCTTTTAAAAATGATGAAGTCATGCAAATAAAAATTCAAGGTTAGATACTTTCTCTGTCTCCCATCCTATCACATTTGTGATGATTCGTAAAGGGTCGAGAAATGCTTTTTTAAATTGGGCATCACGATCTATCTGCCCTTCCACTCCCAGTTCACGAGGGAATGTATTAAGGAAAGATATTACGTTTTCATTACTGATTTTGTTTGGTCGTCTAAGATAGATATACTTTATTTTTTCACCCTCTTGAACTAACGGATACTTGTACTGGAGTTTGTTCTTTGCGATATAAAAATTATAAAGCAAAGTTCCACGAACATGTAGAGGGGTGCCCTTTGTATACACGGTTCCTGACGCTTTGAACTTGCGTAGTCCATTTACAGACCTCGGAAATGCTATGTCTTCAGGCGGTAACGAATTGAATTCATCCTTGAAACTATCTATAAAGGATAGCAAGTCGCTTTCTGTGCCATTCATCATAATGTTAATAGCATCTTTAATGGCAGCACGACATGGTGCAGGTGTCGAAGATTTAACGGCTTCGATTCCCATCATTTTCAACTTAGGTTTGTTGTATCTTACACCTTCTGAGTCCCACACATTGAGCATGTATCTTTTCTTTGCTGTCCAGATACCACTCGATGCAATGTTCTCACGTTTCATGATCATCTTCTGGTCATAGGCACTGACATATTGTGCCAGTTCTTCGTAAGAACTTTGAATATAAGGCTCAAGTTCCATTTCACTGACCTTGTTAAGGAACCCAACAACGCTCTGATCAGTTTTCTCTCTCCCCTTGTATACAGTCTCGACCAGAGGACCCATATTGAGGTAGATACTATCAGTGTCACTAGCAATAACATAATCTTCTCCTTTTGTTTTCAGTACCCTGTTGAGGTACACATTCATTTTCTCTTCAATCCATCTAATACTGAACTGACCACCATAAGTAATTGCTTCAGCATTACGTAAGTTATAATATCTGAAGTATTGATTACCAATAGCACCATAGGCACTGTTCAATTGAATCTTACGTGCCATCTGGATGTTATTAAATTTACTAATATCCTTCTCTAATTTAGCAGATGGATTTCTCTCATAATCATCCTTTGCCTTGAGCATCTTTTTCTTATACAACGTGCGTTCATTGTATATCTTTTGCATAATCTCAGGTAAGAATCCATGTATATCTTTACGATACTGTGCACCATTAGGTGCGACACAATATTCTCCAGTTATCTTGACCGACTTCGAGAGGAGTTTATCAACTGTAGCGGATGGATGCCTTGTTTCAACGAGGGTTTCTGGGGAAATATTGTACTGCATAATGAGATGAGGATACAGACTATTGAGGTCAAAATTAACCACCCAATTATAGCGTCCTGGAATTGGTTCTTTGACATATGCACCTTCGTATTTTTCTGATTTGTCTGATCGTTTTGCGGGTGGGACAACTATACCTTTATCCTTCAAAAAATTATAGATGATAGTGTCCCACATTCTCACCTGATAATATACATCTCTGATGTTTACCTTAGCATCATATGCTAGAGCAATCGCAAGTTCTATCAACTTCATCTTGTCCTCTAAACGAGATACAAGTTCCACGTCAATAATATTATAATCAATAAACTTTTGCCAATCTTTTGTATAGAAATCTTTGAAGTTTTCAAACTCACTGTGATCAAGTTTTCTTTGACCAAGTTCTACATTTGCAATATGATCTAGTCTATATGATTCTTGATTAGTATAAGTAAATTTTTTATACAAGTCAAGATAATCTACAACATTGATTCCATACATGTTGTACAATATTTGATCACGACCTTTTATCTCCATCTCTTCTCGATGCACGATGCCCCATGGAGACATCTGCTTCATTTCTTTCTCACCAAATAATCTTTCCATACGTCCACAGATGTATGGTACATCATAAAGTTCTACATTCCACCCCGTGAGAATATCTGGGAAATTAGTAATCCAATAGTCAAGAAAACAACGGAGCAAATGTTCTTCACCGTTGCACAATACATACTCAACGTCATCTCTATTGTTTGTATACGGTTTGGTACCCCATACTTTGATCTTACGGCTGATATAGTCTTGGACTGTAATGCTAAGAAGAGGTTCCGAGCATTCCTGCACGTTAGGAAACCCATTTTCACATGCCACCTCAATATCAAGAGATGTAATTTTAAGACTTTTAATCTCGTAATCCACTTCTTTCGGAAACTCTTTCGAGATGAATTGATAGAGATACCTGTCATAACCATGAACCTCGAAATTTTCTATGTGTTTATACTTCTCAGCAAAAGCTCTTGCTTCTTTAATAGAATCAAACTTGACAGGTTTTGCATACCTACCATCAAGAGTTTTGTGTTTAGTTTTCCTATCAGTAACGACAAAAAGAGTTGGAGAAAACTTAAACTTACGTTGAATACGTTGTCCATTCTCGTATCCAAGGTAAAGTAAGTTATCCCCAACCATTTGAACGTTGGTGTAAAAACTCATTTAGTCACTGTCTCATACTTTTTCCTGATTGCATCATCAGGTTCAACTATTGTAGCAATAGTTTCTGAATAAAGCAAGATGTCCGTATCATTTGTGTAACGTGGCCAAGGTTCCAACGTTCCATCATCCTTAATCATGTATGGATCTTGCATATGACAACTAGGTTCTTCTTCTAGTTGTTCTGCTTTGGTAATTATATGTGTACCACTCTTAAGAATTATTAGTGCTGTCTGCATCATCCTCCTCCAATAATTTTTCAGCATCAGCAAAGAGTTGTTCCATATCTAACTCATCCTCACTCTCACCTGCTACCATTCCTTCATGTCGTTTGAAGTTCTCATCATAATTTTCATCTTTGATTGCCAGTAAATACTGGTCAACAATAGAATCTAAAGGATCGTATGCAGTTAGAACATGATGACCTGGCAAAAAGAAATCTCTCTCTTTACTTAGAGGTGCCCAAGGAAACCAAGATACTTGATAACCTTTTGTTTGATTAATTACAATACCATCATCATCATTAGATACGATATCTAATCTAAATGGTTTGTGCATATGGAAACCTATTGGATCCTTACTATCAGGATCTAAGATTTCTTTTACCTCTGTAATTACTTCTTCACCAGATTTTAATAATAAAAGTTTTACACTCATTTTACAGTACCACCTAACTTCTGTACATTAGTAATGTATGTATCTCGAAGACTAGGTACTGGTTCTAATATAGTGACAACCATATTATGATTGACTGGAATCTTAGTTTCTGGTGTTAGAGGACACCATGGAGAATAATTAACTCTCACTTCTGGGTCTTCTACTATACCTGTTCCATCAACTTTAGGTTGCGAATACTCTACCTTATAAGGGTAGTTCATAATGTATGCCTGTCTAGCACCAGTTTCTTTATCAACTGCTTCTTGTAGATCAGCAATAACATTATCACCATTGAAGAGTACTAAAATTTTAATTCTTTCTGAATTAACTAAACTTTCTTGTGCTTTAGGAGTTACGTCTATTGGTTGTTTCTTTTTTGCCATAGCTATAGCTGTAATATAAACATTATAAAGGAGGGATCAACATTTGTCAATCCCCCCTATGTAGCACTAGATAAAATCCTTTCTAGCGTGATGTTCTGGAACTACTTTTCCCAGTTTAACCACGAGCAATCCGTCGGTGAATTCAACTCCTCGTATTTCGGTATCATCTGAGAGTGTCCAGACCCTAGTGAAGTCCCTTGCGGCCACTCCTCTATGTCTAAACGTTCTATCATCCTCCTGTTTTTCTTTTGTGCCTTGGACATGTAATTTTCCAAACTCCGTAAAGACTTTGAGCTCATCTTTTTTGAAGCCCGCCAAGGCAACCTCCAACCTCGATTCAACATTGTTAATTTCTATTATATTATAGGGAGGATAGTTTGAAGTAGTTTCTACTCCGTCCCAGAATCGATTGAGGTATTCGTCCATGCCTATGCTGTTACGATTAATCTTCTCTATAAGTTCTGGAAGATTTGCAGCATGGTATCTTGCTAGTGTGTTCATGGTTCTCCTTTAAAAGCGAGTGTGAATTGTGTCCCTTACGGCGACACTACTATTTAACCACAAAACACAAAAAAAGGGGGTCGTATAAACCCCCATAATATCTTGTGATAACCGTCAATCTGCCTTTACAAAAGCACTTGGAGACGTTTGTACCACTTTCTTTTTCTTGCCTATGTTATACTTAGTTTCTAGTGTCCAATCACCTTTATCTTTGAATGAGAGAACTTTAATTTGATTTAAAGGAGCAACATCAGTAATCTGTTCTGTATTAATAATAGTAATCAACCCCCAATCAGATAGTAGAGTGATAATTCTATTACGGCGTTGAACATCATTGATAGAAAGATTAGCAGACTTTCCATCTAACGCAAATAGTTCTTTAAAATGTACGATATAATATCTGCCTTGCTTATGAAGAATGTGGCATGATTGATATATCTTCTTTTCTTTCCTAGAAGCTACACCAATTCTAGTGAGAGTTTCTCTAACTTTCAAGAAATCATCTGGTTCATTTAAAGTGACCTCGATCATTTGATCTTGTGACCACTCAATCTCAGGTTCTACAAACCCACTCATGTTGTACCTCCAACGTCAATTTTCGCTTTGATGTAATTCAACTGCTCTTTAGTTAATATCTTGAGTGCTTGAATTGCTTTCTCATTACTATATCCATAGTATGATTTGACAACATCAAGATTCTTGATCTTATCTTTTCGGAGCCACGGAGAGAATCTCTTCTTTTTCCTAATACTATTTAGATAAAATTGATATTGAAGGTCTTTGGCCAAGTGAGATTGTAGGTTCATCTCGTTTGCAAACATGATGCAATCAAGATGTGCAGACATACATTTATTAATTATGAATGGAGCATATTTCTTAATTAACTGGGGATCTTCCCTAGTAATATCCTCCTTAGTCAAGTTTATCGAGTTCAGCCAGTCTTTTAGATCTGCCATTTCTTTGGTACTGTAGTTGTGATAGTTGTCTTTCTAGTTCAAATTTAATTGTTATGAGATTAGAACTTAAGTATGTCTCCCATTCGTTGCCTTTTAGGAGGTCTTCTAGATGTGCAATATGTTCTAGAGCGAACATGAGTTTAGTTTGGTCGTTCATTTTCATCGGATAATATCTATTTCATCAGGATTAGTATTCCAAGTTTCTAACTTAGTTCTTAGTCTTCCTTCACTCCTGAGTTTATCGAATCTCTTTGTAGCCATCTTCTTCCAGTGTTTGATAATCTCTTCGACCTCAAACCTGTCATAGTTATCTGCTTTGATTAGTGTATCTTGTTCACCTAAGATAACTTCCCTAGAGTTCTTGAACCCATAGGTTGACATATAGAATCTTTTCTGTTGAGTAAGATCCTTTGCGGCAAGAATGGCATCATTGAACTGTTTAATCTTTTCGGGATCATTCAAACATTTCTTGATAATGGATATCATCTTTGTTTGAATCTTTAGTTTTCTACTAGAGGCATCTTCTTTTACCAAACACTTATCATTATTTCTTGCAGTAAACCATTTATTCAATTCTTGAAATATAGAATCATGTATCAAAGGCGTGAAATTACTGACGGTCAATCCTTTATATCTCATGTATGGTTTTAATCCGTCATATTGTGATGATGATTTAGTTGTACCATATAGTGATGTAGTTTCAAATAAACAAATATCTGCATTGTATTTCTCATTCAGAGTTTCTCTAGCAAGATGAGAACAACACAACATCGCTAGAAGTTTACCACCCAAACAATTATATCCAAATGGTTGAGTAGGAACAATAATGAATCCCATAATGGCATGTCGATTGAATATAGTTAGTTCTGGAACATTACCCAACCAATCATTTCTAGGTTTAGAATTTATAGTAGGAGATCCAAACCTACAGAATCCAATAGTTTTATCTGTATTAGTTTCTTTTACAATCCATTTAAGAGATTTTCCAGGCACAGATTTCTCTATAGCATGAGATGTAGTAATTTCTAATCTTTCATTAAAGTATTCATTACTAAATCCATTTTTTTCTCCAGCAGGGTAGATCTTGATACTCATATCATTAGGATGCATATCAAAATCGGTGAATAGATCGTCCTCGGGCCCCATACCAAACAAAGGTACAGGCAACTCAGACATACGATCTAGTTTTACATTACGAAGGTATTCATCAATTCTTCCAGTATTAGAGAAATAATCAATGAATTTATCTGCCGCATAAGCAGCATCAATTTCACTTAACATCATTGTATTATTGGCATACCATAATCATCAGGTGAAGGTTTAGGCATGGGCTCATACCTTGGGCCTGGGACAGGCATAGTTCTGGGTCTAGGAGCAGTAAGAACCTCTATGAGTTTATCAAAAGATATAGACATGTTACGATATCCAGTTCCAACATAGATTTGGCCTGCCATCACTGCTATAGTTGCTGCACCCCAGAACAGATAATAACTTGAGGATTTGATTTGTGCTTTTGTTTTAGCAAAAGTTGATTTGGTCATTTGAATTCACACTCCACCATAATTTCGGTCATACATGCCAATAGATTGATCTCCTGATCTGCCACAAAGGCAATCTGATATTGATACTTGGCGATTATCAATACTGCAGCTGCTATACTAGCACCTTCAAGAGTGTCAAATAAAGCGTCGTATACACGACGAAGAAGTACAGAAGGATCATTGTCAAGATTATTGACACACCACTTTCTAACTTCTGGGAATTTCTTCTCTTTAAGATTTTTGATAAGATCATTTATGTTAACCTCAGAGAAACTAGCAAGAATTGAAGAATCAATCTTACCACCAACTGAATGTCTTTGACATTCATTTAACACTCTCCTCCAATCAGGAAAGTGTTTGTTGATTAGTTCTGCTAGAACTTTCTTGTCAGCTTGAACTCCTTCAAGTTCTAGTATTGAAACTAGACGTTTGAAGAACTGTGCTGCAATAGTTGACTTATCTTTACCCTTGACACCAAACTCAATCACTGCACATCTTGAGTGGAGTGGTTCAATGATTCTATTTTTGAAGTTACATGTGAAAATAAATCTACAATTCTTGTAGAAAGATTCTATGTTTGCTCTGAGTAGAAGTTGAACATCATGAGTTGTATTATCTGCCTCATCAATTATGATTACCTTATGTTTCCTATCTGCATCCATCAACGATACAGTAGAAGCAAAGTTCTTTGCCTGATTCCTAACTGTATCTAAAAATCTACCTTCATCCGATCCGTTGATTACATAACAATCTACACCAAGTTCAGCACACAATGCTTTTGCAACTGTAGTCTTACCTATACCAGGCGGGCCTGATAGTAAGAGATTAGGAATCTCTCCCTTTACTAGAAACTCTCGAAATGTTTTCTTTGTACTCTCTGGTAGAATACAATCATCAATAGTTTTAGGTCTATACTTTTCTACCCATATAAATTCATCCCTCATCTGTAGGTATCCTCAACATCATGAATGGTTTTATCAACTCTAACAAATCCTCAGTTTTAGTTTTTGATTTCATCTGTGCAACGGCATCTTCCCAATCCTCATAGGTGCTTTCTGGATTGATATTTGCCATCAAAGTAATCTGTGCAATTTGTTTAAGAGTTCCTTCATCCATTGTGTTGACGGTATACTCCGTATACTCCTTAATGAAATCTTCTCTACTAATGTGTTTCATAATTAAAATCCTTTGGACTTTTTCTTAGTCTTTGGTTTGTCAATAACGTGTACAACAGCATCAAATGCTGGTAGCCTACAATTGTTCCACCACCACTCTTGAACCTCATCCCAAGATTCAAATATGATAGAACGGTCTTTGTGAACTATTTTATAATGATGCCTACCATATGGCAAGTCACTTGTCTGTGAGAAGTAACGTGGGTCATTTTTTTCAATTAGTTTAGTCATAACCAATGCGGTTTTCTGGATGGGTCACGAAGATAATTAGATGCAACCCAAGGTTTGCTGCCAATGTAATTCTTGTAAGCAGTAAAAGTATCAATGCTTGTGTCATATTTAAACTGTTCGGGCA